CTAGTCAGCATCCCAAACTGGTTCGACAATACCGAACTCGACAGTGGGAAATCCGATATCGATATCGAGATCGACCAGACCTGGCTCACCATCAAATTTCCGATCTACTGTCACAAATGCGGAGACATCGATCCAATGCCTTACGCTATGTGACGAGGAGCCAATAGAGACGTAGTCCCGATCGATGCCATCCCGCATTGTGAAGTCGAAGTCTGCATTCGCTTCTATTTGCGCCTGGGCACGGACCTGAATCGTCAAAACCTCCGCATCAGCTTCAATAACTAAAGGTTCCCCGTCTTCTATCGTCAGGTCTAGAAACCTTGCATACGCGGCGCTTGCACTGAAATAGAATGGTGAATCTGCCTCGACATGGAAGTCGGTACTCTCGACTTCTTGCTCCACAGCATCTCTGATAGCTTTCAACACACCGGTCGCTTGACCATCAATCAGCATTTTCATGACGCGAGATGCGATGAATACTTCGTCCTCGTTGAAGAGGTTGAGGCATACCGGCAGATCTCGTATGTGGACGAGCCAATCAGATTGTTCGGCATATTTTTGCCAGTCGGAATCCCTACTGACAACAATGACCTTCTTATTCTTGTTTCTGCCCCATGCCTCTAGGGAGCAAAGAGCGAACGCATCAGGAAATTCATTCTTTTTCTTCTCAGCCGTAGAGAAAGGAGCTGAGTTAGAGAAGTACATTGAGAGAATGTCAGATAAGGAAACATTACCCTCAGCTTTGACGATTTCAGCCCCGATGTGGGAGACATACGCGTTTATCTGTGCTGCGGCGAACGCAGCTGGCTCATCAACGGCCAGCTCCTTGGATACAGCCTCCAAACGCTTGGGGTCCAATTTCCAATTTCTTGAGAACTGATTCAGTGCTGTGTGAAGCTTGTTCTTTGTTTCATTATTCTTTCGGACGAGATGTGAGTTGACTTCGCCCAAAACCACTTCGGACAGTAGCACTGAAATCCCGGTTCTCTTGAACTGCTCAAGGCTCCTCAGCAGCTTAAATTCGAGGTTCGTTTGGTAATGATCGATGACACTCGTATCAATAGCAACCGCGCCAATTTCCCTCGAAGCAATAGCTTTTTGTAGTTCTGGTTCGGTTAGAACAGGCATATTCAGAGGTCTACCTAAAGATGTCACGCTTCCTATAGCACCTCGCTATCGTGTCGCAAACATCGGTCCCCTTTGGCGATCATCCTCACCGGACCCCACTTTCGTATAGGTTAGCAGGAACAAAAGGCAGCATGTAGCGTGCGCCAAGTGTGACAGACCAGATTCCGGATCCAGATCCTCACCCCGCACCCATGCCCATAGGTGGCGCATGCACGCATTCCAGAGGCGGAGCCACTTCATCCCGCGCGCCCAGTTCCAAGCCTCATATTTCTGGGCCCCGAAATCGAGAACGCGCTGTACCTCCGCCAAGGCCTCGAAGGGCAACAAGTCGAAAGTCGGCTTGCCACAATCATCCTTGCGCCCGTGTTCGTCAGCGACAGCAATCCGATCCGTCATGCCGCCTCCCTTTCCGGTAGCGAGACCCAGCCCATGCCTTGCCCTGCTCGTGGCTCTTCGACCTTCACGCTCCAGCGACTGGTGATGCCGCGCTTGGGATGGACGAACCACAGTGGTTGCGACGGCTCGCTCGGCGGCGCCCGCAGCACGTTCTTGGCGAACTCGTCGAAGCCCTTGATCGAGTTGGCCACGATGGCACGCGGTAGCCACAGCTCCTGGTGCCAGTGTCCCATCAGCAGGATGTCGTAGTCCCGTCCTGACGAGGTCGCCTGTCCGCGAGTCTTGACCTCGCCGCGCATGATCGGGCCGATCGCACCGATGATGCCGTCGCCACCCTTCACACCGAGCTGATCACCATGCATGGCGAGATAGCGCTGGTTGTAGATCCGGTAGTACACCTCGTTCGATTCCGGGATGTCGAAGTGGATGTCTTTCCGCCCATCGAAATGCCGGGCGAGGAGCTGATAGATCAGCCAGTCGTAGTTCTTGAAGACGTAGCGCTTGTGTTCCGGCTTGAGCGTCGCGCGGCCATGATTCCCCGAGGCGCACGGCACATAGACGCGGCCGAATTCGGCCGCCAACGTCTCCAACCCCCAGACGATCAGATCGCGCGCCCGCAGCGCCGACGGGATCGATTCCTCAGCATCGGTCTTGGCGAGCTCGGGATGCAGCCCGCCCGAGACGAAGTCGCCCAAAAGATTGACCACGATGCCGGGATAGCGGCCCGGGCCATGGTGGCGGCACAAATGCACTGTGGCATCAACCAGGCGGCGCACACGGGCCCCTGCCGTCTCGATGTCGTAAACGTTGAGGCCATTGGTCTCGGCGTGGGATACGACCTCACCAAGATGCCAGTCCGACCAGATCGTCGCCGGCACCTCCGGCGTCCGGTTGGTCTTGGCTTTCGCCGGCGATAGCAGCCAGTCCGGCGGTGCGGTCGGGGCAGCGGCCATCCGCCCGAGGATGGCGCGCACGCTCTCCTCGGTGAGCTCGGCGCGGTGGACCTCCCGCAGCTCCTTCTTGAGACGTTTGTTTTCGTCTTCGAGCGCGACGACCCGGCGGTCCGCAGCGGACCCGCCGAGGCGGAAAGCCCCGGAGGACGCCGGATCGGCAGTCTCCGGCATTGCCTCGGCTATCCGTTTGGCAATGCGCCAGGCCGAACGGCGGCCGACCCCGAGGGCATCAGCCGCATGCGCCGGAATCTCGCCCGCGCGGACCCGGCGCTCCAACTCAGCCTCGACCACAGGGTCGATGTGCCGGCCCTGGACAGGTTTGGGTGATCGTTTCATGGTCAGGCTTCCAGTTTCGGGCGCTGCTTCAGCAGCGGCAAGGTGCGCTCGCCCCGCAGCACGTCGACGAGCATCTGCGGCAGGACCAGCCCGGTCGAACCGATCATCAGGCCGACGGCCGAGAGCACGCCGGCGCTGTCGAGATCTATCCGCGCGCCAAGCGCCCACTCGACCCCACGCTCCATGGCGATCTCCGCCACCGGGGCGACGAGGGGTGCCCAGTAATAGGACACCGCCGCCCCCGAGAAGCCACTCATCAGGCGCATCCACCAGGGGCCGCGAGTGCGCACCACGGCGACGATGCCGCCTGTGCCAGCACTGACGAGCAATCCAGCCTTCAGACCAAGGATCGTGGCGGGTTCGGTCATGGCTAGCGCCCTCCCATGATGCTCTTGAGGGTGTGGCCGCCGCCGTAGATCGCGAGCCACAAGCCCGAGAAGCCCAGAAGGTGTTCCCACGGGATGATCGGGACCGGAATGCCGGACAGAACCTGAACCGACCACCCGACGCAGACATTCCAGAGCCACATGAAGATCAGCAGCCAGGACAGCGCCGGCCGCCAGCCGGAATGCCAAAAACTCTTCCCGGCCTCGGCCAGGGCGAGGGCCGACTGCGCCTGGTTCGCCTGGAGCATGTAGGCGAGTGCCTGACGTGCCTGCTCGGCGAAAGCCTCGGCCAGCTTCGGATCGACGGTAATCGCACGCTGCACGGCGGCCGGGTCATCCGTCCCGAACACGACTTTCGCAGTATCGGCCACCTTCCCGATGGCCTGCCCCGCCTTCTCGCCGGCAAACACCCCGATCAGATCGGGAGCATACTGGAGCAACAATCCGATGATGGGAGGCATCAGGCCTTCCTTCCGAACAGAGCCTCAAGGAAGTTCTTGAGGGTGACAAAGAAAAACCCGCCTGAAGTGGCGGGCTGGGAAACGGGAACCGGGGCAGGTTCTATGTCAGGTGGCGGCGGGATCGGCACAGGTGCGGGTGCCTCCCCGGCCATGGCAAGGGCCGCTTTCTCCACATCAAGCACGCGGGCTCGCCACCCCTTGCCGAAGATGGGCCAGGTGTCGAGGCGAGAGAGAAAATCGAGCCGAGACCGTGTAAGACTTCGGACGAGATCCTTCGGGTCTTTGGCTTTGACGGCAGCCAGGGTTTTGGGTCCGATCACGCCGTCTGCTGCCGTTCCGACCAACGCCTGAAGGTGCCTCGCTGCTCGAGCAGGGCCCGAATTCACCGCGAAGTCGAACACAGCGAAGTCGACTCCGGCAGGAAGGTCATCGCCCTTAACAACGTTCCAGTAATTCGCCCTGTAGATGGCCCCAGCCTCTTCAACTGTGAGCGCCTTGACTTCAGCCTTTGTCACCTTCCGGCCCCGCCAGGTGCTCAGGGTGGCGAGGGTGATCCCGCGGTTCGTCGCTCCGCCTGGGTCTTTGGGGTGATCTGACCAGCCCCCTTCATGTTTAAGGACGCGCGTCAGCGACTCGCCGAAGTTTTCTACAGCCATGAGTAGATCTTTCAGTTGTGAGGCTTAGAAGGGGTCAGAGGCTGCCCAGCGGAGCGGGAGCGCTCGACCAAAGTTCATTGGTGGCGGTGAGCCCCATGGCAAAATCCAAGAAAACCGCCATATCTCAGCTACTTATCAGGATTTACTTGGAACCAAATCGAAGATGTTGGGTTGACTCAGTGCGGAGGCCTTTCCCGCAACCCACAGCCAACTCCTTGGCTCTGCCTCCGCTGACTCAGCCCCGTTCAGCCAGATCCCGACGGGGCTTTTTCCTGCCATGTGATTCCCGAGCGAAAGCGCCCGCCCGAGTGTCTCGGTGGTCATGGTGTCCTCGTGATGCATGGCAAAAAAGACGTCAGGAGACGCGTAGTGCGCGGGCGGGATAGGCCTATGCGGCGGTCCGAGACCCCGGAATCGGCCAGCCGCTATCAATGTTGATGGTGGGCAGATCGTCAGCGCCAGCCGCTTCAATCAGATCCTTCAGCTGCCAGGATTGTGCCAGGACCGCAGACCGCCATTGTGCCATGGCAAACAGCGCATCCGAGACCGCCTGCGCTGGTGCCGAGAACGTATCGTTGCCGGCGTCACGGATCTGGACCAGCGCAGTTCCCTGTCCGGCAGCGATCATCTTCTCGACAATGCGCTCCAGCCCGAGCCAGTTGACGGCATCCTGCTCGTTGCGGTTGTCGAGCGTCCGCACGCCCGCTGCGCCGAAATCATACTCGTATCCCTGCGTCAGGACCGAATCCCGCTTGGCATTCACCTGCGCAAGCAGATCGTTCTTCCGCTGGCGGAGCTCTGCGGCTTCGATATTGACACCGGCCAGCAGGGTGACAATCTCATTCGGGCCCTCGAAGCCGAAGCCATCCTCGTCCTCGACATAGGCCAGCGCGCCGCGCTGCGCCGAGGTCAACACAGACGCCGCCAGCATGGCCTCGGCGTTGCTCGCAAAGTTCACTCTTGTCATGATGGCTGTTTCCTTTTAGCTGGCCACGCGCTTGCCGAGGAACCGCACATAAAGATCGCGGGCCGCCGCTGATGCGTTGCGGTGTTTGACCCTGGCCTGGACAGTCGTACCGGCCGGAATCGTGCGGGTTTCGCTGTAGGTGACGCCCAACGCCTCACTGAAATCACCCGTTTTACCGGCGGTTTCGGTCGTGCTCAGGAGGCCGTTGACGATAAGACCAACCTCAAGAAAACCAGGGCCAGAGAGCGAAGCCGAGCGCACGGCGACCAGGAAGTCCCACAACCCCGCTTCGCCGATCGTCAGCACGTTATTGATGAAGGTGGAATTCGGCATCAGGATCAGGCCTGAGCCGCTATCGAAGTTGAACACGGTCGTTTCCGTGTTTTCCGCCAAGGTCATGCTGATGCGCTCATAGCGGAAGTTGGGCACCTGCAGGCCGCGAAGTACGGCCGGCGTCAGAACCGCACCCGCCTCGGTGCCGCCATTCGCCTCGTTCTGCGTCGCCAACCGGACCAAGCCGACTGCCGCGCTGCTCGCATAGGCCGAGACCCACTCCGTTCCGGTGCTGCGCCTGTAGCGGTTGACACTGTCGACGGCAGCGTCTGCGACCACCACCAGATGCCCGAGCGGGACAGCCTTCGTAATCCAGACCGCACCGTTCCACTGCGCCAGTTGGCCGCCAAGGCCGCTCCAGGCACCGAGCGCATTCGCCGGGATCGCATAGGTGTCGCCGAGAACGGGGGACGCCGGCGGCGATGTTACCGTCGCGCTGTTCACGACCACAAAGGGAGCCCGCAGCAGATCTCCGAGCCCGATCTTATGGGACAGGATGAGGGACTGGATAGCCTTGCGGACTTGCTCCAGATCGTCATCCGACGGTTGCAGTCCTGCATACTCGACGAGATGATGCAATTCGCGCTGGTTCTGCTCGATCGCTTTCGGAGGCACGCGTGATCCCTGCCGCCCGGCGGCGATGTCACGCCCGACATAGGACTCGTTCGGATCGACCGCACCGGTCGGCGGCTGGTACTTCATCAGGAGACTCCCGAGTAATCGAAGATGAGGGTGGTGTGGGTAGGCGCGACGCGGCGCAGAACGCATTCGAGATCGGTGGCGACCACGAAGCCCTCGAGCGGGGTGTCGTCACACATGCCGTCGTCGCAATAGAACCAGGTGTCGCCGAGCCCGTTGAGCCGGACGATCCATTCGTGATGGCCATTGACGGTGACGACGGTGTCGTCACCGTCGCACTCCGACAGATCGCAGATAAAGTCGGACGGTTCGCTGATCGTGATGTCGTAGCCGACCGAGGCCGCCAGGCACACGAAATACGCCGGACTGGCGCCGCCCTGCGCACCGAAGCGGGCGCGCACGGCGTTGATGCGACCCAGCTCGCCCGAGTCCGGCGAGGTGCAGGGATCGGGCAGGCCGTATTCCGCCTCCCAGTCGTCGAGTGAAAAGGTGATGGCCGAGGGGAAACACTGCGCCGCGGTCTCGAAGGCCTCGCGGTAGAGATCCGCCAGCCAGCCTGCAACGGCCCTCCAGAGCTTCCGCATCACCGGCGAGGCCCCGGTGCCGTCCCCGGCCTCGTCGGTGCCCCAGATCGGGCCGCGTGGCGCGACCGCGATCACCTGCGGCAGAAGATCGTCAGGATCGGGGTCGCTCAAGCGGTCGCCCACAGAGGGCGGCGTCGCCGGCAGCAACGCACAGGGCCAGCCGGGTTGCACCGCCATCGGGTCTGCTCCTTAAGCGCTGGTGTAGGAGACCGTGCCGCGCACGGGGTAGTGCCCGGCGGTCGCATAGGTGAGGTATTCCGGCAGCCCCGGCAGCGAGTGGCTTTCCTCGCCGGTGGCGCGGGAGATCGCCTCCGAGATCCAGGACCGCGGCAGCAGGAAACTCTTGGACGGCGTCGCCGGCGCACACCGGTCGGCGAACATCGCGTCGAGCTCTTCCGTGATCGCTGCCCGGATCGCGGGTGTGTCGTTCACCAGATTCGCGATGGTGATGTTGACCGGCTGCGGCGCCGGCGCGACCACAGAAACCCGCGCCGTCACCGGCCGACGCACCGGGTCCTCGACGTAGGCCTGCACGGCCGCCACATCGGCTCCCGTGGGGATGCCATGGGCACGGTCCGAGCGCAGAAAGCAGATCCACACCTCACGCGCATCGCCGATGAAACTGTCGACGAACACCCGGGTGATGGCGCCGGAGCTCTCCTTCGTCCAGCGGATCCAGTCGGGGGCCGAGCCGCCTTGCGGCGGGTTGCGCTTGCGCTCGAGGATGCGCTGGCGCAGCGCCTCGACGGTCTCCGCTTCAGCGCCGCCGCCGAGACCAACCGACCCAACGGTTGCGATTTCGCCGAGGCCCGCCACCGCGCCGGTGTCGACCAGCACCAGCTCCTCGTCAGCCGCGGTGTTGCCGGCCGCTCCGGCCGTCAGCGCCTCAAGCTGGATCGTGGTGGGGTCGCCGGTTCCAATGGCGCTTGCGCGGGTGCGAAACAGCACCCCATCCACCCGGCGAAAGGTAATGCCGAACGGGATCACCGTGCCGGGTGGGCACGCCACCGTCGCGGTCCCGGTGGCCACGGCCGCCGGGACACGGGTGATGCCGAGCTCGAACCCATGCCGGATGAGCCAGGCTTCGTCGGCACTGGCCGCGAATAGCTGCTTGTAGAGCCATTTCAGCCGCTGGTGATACTCGAAGCCAAGCGCCGCGAGGATCTTGGCCAGGATAGCCCAGAAGCTCGGCCAGAGGCCGACCGTGACCCCCACGGCTTCGGCGATCACACCGCGCGCCCGTTGCGACAGCGCGGCCAGGGTAGGCATGGGATAAGCCATCAGACCAGCTTCCAAAGAGGATCGAATCGAATGTCGGTGATCGTGCGGCCGTCGCGGCCGATGAGGGCGATGGCCAGCACCAGCCGCCCCTCGGCCTTCTGCACGGTGGCCTTGGCCTCGATGCGCGCGACCACTCCCTGATCGAGGAGCGGCTTGAGCGCACGCCGGGCTTCATCCTCGACCTGCCGCCCGGTCTCATCGGTGAGATGGGCGCGCCGGTAGAGCCAGAATTTTGCGCCGAGCGGCGCCTCGCCGCGAGCCGCGTCGACATCGAAACCGTCGCCGACCCAGCCGCGGGCATCGCCCGCATGCTCGGGCAACAGCTCGTCGTCGGAGCAGCGCGCATCGGTCCCCAGCAGGAGCAGGGCGGCGGTCGAGATGGGGTTTCTCGCCATCAGTTCGCCGGCGGCGTCGAACACGAGATCGCCGTAGGTGCCATCAATGAGGACGACATCCGGCGCCAGCACCGGCTGGTCCGGCCCGGTCAAAGGCGTAATGGTGAGCATGGCAGGCCTTTAGTTGGCAGGAACGCCCGTTGTGGCCGGTCCCGACATCACACCGCCGTGGATGTGGGTTGCGCCGATGTTCTTGCCGTCGTGGGTGATCGTGCCGCCGGCGAACTGAAAGCCGCCGGGCGTGATGGTGAAAGAACAGCCGCCCACCACATGCTCGATCTTCTGGGCGTGGACGATGCGCAGGTTCTGCTCCACCAGCGACACTGCCGAGCCGTACATGTCGTACAGCACCGTGCCGCCGATTTGCGTGGCTCTCGGGCGAAACTGTGCGTGCTCCAGGCCCAGCACCACGGCGAGGTCGCGCCGGCCGTGCAAGGCCGCGCCGATGCCGTGCGCGCCCGCCGGCGGATGGCTGGAGAGACCGAAGGGCTGTACCCGGTGAACCCTGGTGAGCTCCTCGCCGCCGACCCCGTAGAGGGTCACCGTCTGCAGATCACCGTCATCCTGTGTCTCGCGCAGTTCGGTGCGGAAGAGGTCGAACATCAGTTGAACTCCCCTTCCCTGGTGTCATAGGCCTTGTCGGATTTCCCCTTCGGCTTCTTGCCGCCGTGGGTGCGGGGATCGACCAGGGTCAGCAGTGCAATCGTGCCGCCGTCCTCGCCGTTGTTCTGGATGAACGTCACCGCCGAGAGGGTCATGTCCTGATCGACCCGCTCGCTCGGCAGAGAGACCGCCACCAGGCGTCCCGGCTCCCAGAGCTCGCCCTGCGCATCGCGCCAGGTGGTGACAGGAATGTCGATGGCGGTGCCGGCGCCGGTCCGGCGCAGCCGCTCCCATTGCGCCCGATTCTTCAGATCCCTCTCGGTGGCATCGCCCTCGACGAACAGAACCAGAGGGCGATACCGCCCCACCTCCGGGTCGTATTCCGTCGTTTCCTGCCGCAGGTCCGCCTTCCCGGCGCCGGATGCCTTCTGGCCTCGCACCGTCACATGGCTGAACTTGCCGTCGGCCGAAAACCGCACCTTGAACTTCTTGACCGGCGGCATGCCCTCGACCAGTGCGCCCGCATGACGCCGGGTGCCGGCACGGGTGATCTTGATCGAGCCGTCGGGCTGCCCCGCCAGCATCAAGCCCTGTTCGCGGGCCTCGCGCTCCAGGGTGTCGAAGACGGTGTCCATCGGGTGGCGCTGCACTTTTGCGATCGGCTTCAACGGCACGTCGGCGGAGAAACCGACGCCGAATTCGTCGAACTCCTGCGCGACGCCCAGAAGATCCTTGCCCTCGACCCGGCCGGTCTTGTGCCTGGCCGGCGGACAGTCGACCACATCCCCGGCTTTCGAGCGGCCATCGATGGTGACGACATGGTTGGTGGACTCGTGATCGCCTTCGTAATTGCCGATATAGCCCCGCACCAGCAACGTGCCGTTGGCATAGAGCTCGATCGGCGCGCCGAGCCGCAGCGCCCAGGCATCCTCGGTCCAGGCGGGGTTGGTGGCCTTCAGCGCGAAGCGGATCGCCGCGTCCTCCATCGAGCGGGTGACGTTGACCTCCTGAAACCCCACCAGCCGCTTGCCGCCTACGATGAGGGCCACCTGCTCGTCGGTGATCATGACGCAATCGCTTCCAGTGTGGTCGGCATGAACAGCGCGGTCGAGACGCCGTTGCGCTCCACCAGCTCCTCCGCCCGCGCGGGATCTCCATAGAGGCGCCAGGCGAGCACCGTGGACGGCAGTGAGCGCAGGGACTCCACCAGCACCACGGGCTTGAGATCCAGCGCGGTCTTGTTCAGATGATCGAGGGCGTGGTGGACGGCTTCGCTGGCAGCCCGCCACAGGCCCTCCCCACCCCGCAACGCAATGTCCTCCAGCGCAACCGCCGCGAGGCTGCGCAGACGGGATGCGGCCGCGGAGGCCTCACGCCGATCGGCGTAGGAGCGCGACGCCACGGCCACGGCGATCTCGGCCAGCACGGCCGCCTCGAGGCAGGCCGTGATCGTGAAGCCGAGATCAGAGGCCAGGATCACCGCCGGCGACGATGTGGCCGGAACGGTGTCGGCAAGCCCCGCAAGAGCCGCCGCAAAGCCGGACTCGGCCTGCGCCGGATCGGCCTCGCGGCCCATATCCCGCACCACATCGCACAAGGCTCCCGTCGCTTCGGCGAGATCGGCAATGCCGACCGCCCCGACCATGCTGGCCCGCACCCGGGCCAGGCGCGTGGCCAGGTCGGACGCCGTCGCCACCTCGAAGGGGAGTTCAGCGCGGATCACCTCCAACCGATCGCACAGGTTTCTCACGACGCTGGTCGCGATGGCAGTGCGCTCGCTCATGGCCGGAAGCCTCCGATGACGGACCGGGCGATGCCGGCGATGGTCGCAGCAACGGACGCCGCAAGCCGGTCACCGAGCGCCAGCACCGGAAACAGGGCGCCGGAGCCCGCCTCCACGGCCTCGAACTCGAAGCCGATGTAACCAAGCGCGGTCTTGTCGTGCGTGGTCGTGATATCCCCGGAGATCATCACCTCCACGGGGCCCATCATCGGCAGCACCAGGAGCCCCGCACCGCGCATCGTCAGAGCCGCCATCAGGGCGGCCCCGTGCACGTCGGCGAGATCGTTGGCGATGTAGGCACTGACCCGGTAACGCCGGGCTTTGCGGCCCTTGTCCTCGGAGATCACGAATTCCGAATTGACGTATTCGTGCGTGACCACATTGCGGCCACCGGTAAAGCCCTCCAGCTCGACCTGGAACGGCACGCCCCGGAACGAGGCCGGCCGGAGCGTTTTCGTCCAGTCGCGCATGACTTAGCGTCCCGTCGGGTTGACAACCTGGGGCATGGAGGTGCCGACACGGGCACGGATGTTACCGGTCGATTCCGCACTCATGCCGGTGACACGACCGCCGCCCTCAACCTGCACCCGCACGTTGACGGTGGCCTGCCCGGTGACCTCCGCCTCGACCTTGCCGGTCACATCGACCGGCTGCGTCACCACCGCTTCGATCTTGCCCGGTCCGAGCACGTCCTCCAGCCGGGAGAGCATCGGCGGCCCTGCAGGAGCGACCGGTGCCGGAGCTGATGGAGCCCGCACCTGGCTGTCCCAGAACTGGGTCTGCCCGACTGGACCTCCTGGACCGAACGACAGCAGGCCCGGGGTGATCGGCCGCACCTCTGCCGGAGCGTTAATGCGCAGGCCTGCGAACCGCCGCTGCAGCGCCACCGTCTCGGTGATGCGCAGATTGAGGTCATCAAGCGCTCCCGCGTTCGCATCGAGTTCCTCCGCTCGCCGGATGATCCCGTGCAGGCGCTCCCGCTCGGTGGCCCGCGCAGAGAATCCGAACTCACGCCGGGGCGACCCGGGTGGCAAAGCATCGAGCTCATCGAACTTACGGAGCTGGGCCCGGGCGCGGTCCGCCTCCTGCCGTGACAGCTCTTGGGCCTGGAGAAGACGCTCCCGATCAACCAAATTAGCCCGGGCCGCCGCCAACGACGCCGCCGGTTGATCGACTGCCTGCCCGGTCAGCACGAAATTCTTCAGGACATTGAGATTGCCCTCGGCATTGGTGCGCTGGCCCGCGTTGAAGCGATCAATCTCCTCGTTGAGGATTCGCATTGAGTCCGCCATCCAGCTGAGCGCCTTGGCGGCTCCCAGATTGGTGGCGGCATTGCCCGATTCCGTGACGAACTTGTTCCAGGAATTCGACAGACGCTGGAGCTTGGTCTCGTTGTCCTCCAGCACCTCGCCCAAGGCCCGCATGGTCGCGCCATCGGCCCGGCCGAGCGCCCGCGCCAGACGGTCGACGGCGCCGGGCTGCGACAGCAGAGCACGCATGCCGCGTTGCACTTCCATGTCGCTGAACAACTGCGGGATTTTCGACAGGTCGCCTTTCAGCGCCTTGTCGGACAGTTGGATGAAGACCGAGAGCAGGTCCTTGCCCTGCTTGCGCGCCGCGGCCATCGCCTTCGGGAGATCGACGCCGAACTCGCCGAAGCGCTTGACCGTCTCGTTGGCCTCCATTTTGGCGAAGACGTTCTGCAGCGAAGTAGCCGCTTCTGAGGCCGTGCCGGTCTGGTTGCGCACCACCTGGGCAGTCGCAACGAGACGCTGCAGGCCTTCCTCCCCGACCATGCCGATCGAGGCCGCCAGCGGCGCCAGGCTCGGCAGATACCGCGCCATGTCCTTGAGTTCGAACTTTCCGGCATTGCCGCCTTCGATCATGATGTCAAAGGCCGCCTGCATGCGGTCGCCGGCGATTTGCATCTGATCGCCCACCGCGCCGGCCGCATTGGCGATGTCGTTCACGTCAGCGCCCGCAGCTTGAGCCGCCCGGGCGACCGCCGGCATTTGCCGCCGGATCTCGCCCATCGACTTGCCCTGCGCGGCCAGCGCCTCGAAACCGCCGACGATGTTGTCGAACGGCATCGCGACTTCATCGGCGAGCGCTTGCGCCTCCTTGCGGACCGCCTGCATTTCCTCGCGCGAGGTATCAGCCGTGATGCCGACGCGGGTCAGCCGCCGCTCGACATCCGCATAGGAGCGAACGGCACGACTAACACCGTAAGCCACCGCAGCAGGGGCGAGATAGCGCCCGACCGAGGCGACCGTCGTGGTGGTGGCGGCATTGATCTGGGTCTGGGCGGCCGCCACGACGCGCGAGGTGGCTGCGACACGTCCGAGCGTGCCGTTGACCTGGCGCGCCGCGCCGGCAAGGTGCCGGAACTTGGTGGCCACGCCCGAGAGCACGCTGCCGGTGCGATCCACCGCCGAGATGACGGCCCGGGCTTCCATGGTCCGCGTCGCCATCTCACTTCCTCTTCAGCAGTTTCCGCGCCACCGCGCGCTCTATCCAGAAATCGATTTCGGTCAGGGTCAGGTCGCCCACGCCGACCGCGTCGACCCAGCGAAGGTCGACCACGAGAATCTCGATCAGGTTGGCGATGCCGCCTTGCGGGCGGCCCCGAAAAAATCCAGCACCGCGTCCTTCACCTTCATGGCATCGGCCAGGCCGAGCTGGGACAGCAGCAGCGGGTCCTTGGGGTCCGCCAGGCAGCGCTCGATGTATTTTTCGATCACCTCGGTGTGTTCGATCACATACGAGGTGCCGTCGGCGTTGCGCGCCCAGATCGAGGGTTCGCCGAGGGCCATGTAATCGCGCCCGGTCGGCTCCTTGACGAGGACCTGGGAAATCGGTCCAGTATGGCCTTGGATCGGCGTGCTGAGCGGAATGATCTTGGTTGTCATAGGGGGCTCGATGTTCGAGTTGTTGATGTCAGAGGTGATCATCCCGGCGCTGGTCGGCACCGTGCTCGTCTGCGGCTACCTGCTGCCGGCGGGAACAGCGCTTTACTGGCGGCGCTGGTTCGCGGCGCTGATCCTGCTCCTGGTGCAGGTGGCAGGTCTGATCGCCCTGCCCTTCGCGCCGCTGGCCACCGCTGTTGTCTGGCTGATCGCACTGGCGACCGCTGGGCTGATCGCAAGGGATGGCAAGCGCGACCGCCAGCACCGCGAGATGCTGGCGGCACTGACACAAGCCGCCGAGCAAAAGCGGGCAGCTTAAACGGCGCGATAGCGGTCGGTCTGGATGCTGATGCCCGTCACCTCGCCGGTGGCGGTGTTGATCGCCGCGCCCTCACCAACCCAGGTCGCTTTGGTGAAGAGATGGGTGACGCCGACATCGTCCTCCTCGAAGGTGACATTGACCTCCTCGAGCAGCATGGCAGCATCCCACTTGAAGCCATTGCCGCGATCGAAGGTCAGCTCGAGTGAGGCCAGCTTCGGCGCGATCGTGCGATAGCCCGTGCCGTCCATATTGGCGCCGGCGTTCACCGACACCGTGCTCGGGTTGATGGTGGCCTCGCCGCGCCCTGAAAACACGCGGCCGTTGATGTCGATGGAATAGCGACCGCCTTTGGTATCCATGGCGCGGCTCTCCTGCTGTTACGGGATAGAAAGGATCAGGGCGGCGCTACTGGAGCGCCGCGATCTGGTCGTTGAGTTCCGGGAAGATCGTGATGTTCGCCGCGAACACCCGGAACTGGTTGGCCACGTCGATCGGCAGATAGGCGTTGACCCGGTTCGGATCGGCCGACCGCTCGACGATCAGATACTGCGCGAACAGATCCGGCTTCTCGACGAGGCCCGCGTCGTAGAGCTCGCCATAGGCGTGGATGATCGCCGCGCGCAGCTGCTTGGGCGTGACGATGCCCTGCTGGCTGGTCGGGTTCTCGTCCTTCAGCACATGCCGCGGATACAACGATGTGATGCGGGTCTTGATGTAGCGCTTCACATAAGCTGCGATCGCCAGCGTTTCGATATCCAGGAAGGTGATGTCCGACTGGCCCCAATCGTTGGTGCGGTACGTGGTGACCATGCGCTCGATCGCCACCTGGCCGTCGGCGCGCACCACGTCGGCGGCAATGCCGTTGCGGTAGAGAGCATCGCGGTCGGCGAGCTTCCACTGGTCGGCGCTCGCCTTCGGCGGGCGCACGCCCTGCTTGACCAGGGTGTGCAGCGGCCGGGCGATCTCGACCGCCTCGGCGATCGAGCGACCCAGGTTCTTCGAGAACGCGGTGATCGCCCCGTCGACCGCTGCATGCTGCCACGGCGCAGTCGGCGAGTTCAGTCCGCCCTTGATCGTCACATGGCGGTCGTTACGGCCGGATCCGAATGCCGTCAGCGTCGAGAGATTGCCGTCGAGGTAGGTGAGGTAATGACCATCGAGCCCCACCGTCGGCGACCAGCGGCCGGACCCCGAATCCGACAGGAAGTCGCGCACGGCGTCGAGCTGCGCCGTTGACGCATAGGGCCCGGCAATCCAGTCGAACGGCTCGGCGCCGAGAGCGGCGAGCGCTGCGGCCATGTCGACATCGCCGGTGCCGCCGGTCAGTGTCGGCGATGCGATGGCGACGGTGAGCCCAGGGGGATCGACCTCGTCGCCGTCGAGGCCGGCCTCGATGCGGATGCTGTTGCCCTCCGTGCCCGCATGGCGGGCGGTGAGCGTCACGGTGCCGGCATTGTTGGCCGCGGTCACCGGATGGCCGAGGGTCCTGCCGTAACGGGTAAAACCCTTGCCGACCGCAGCCGCCAGGGCCGCGCCGACAACGGTCGCCGTATCACCGGCCGCGACGGTCACCTGCACGCGCTCGCCCGCGATGTAGCGCACCAGGGTGCCGGACGCGATCGCCGTGCCGGTGATGGCAATGGAGCCGCTGGCCGCCTCGGGCGTACCGCTCGGATCAGCGACCGGCAGCACCCAGATCTCGCCGACAGGATTGTGCCAGCGGGCAGCCGCCGCCATCAGGGCGAGCATGGAGCCCGCGCCGAACAGGGCGTTCGGATCGGCTGAGCCGAGATTGCGCGGGACCATGCTCGTGGCCGAGCCGCCGGCCGTCTTGCGACCGAGCAACACCAGGCGCGAGGTACCCGAATAGGGCGGCACGCCCGCATTGACCTCGGCATAGAACAGGGGCACCCGGATGTCGCCGGGCATGTTGTTGAAGGCGACCATGGTAGCGGGCTCTCCTCAAACGGGGTGGATGGTCAGGGGTGGGATTTTTTCGCCGGGGCAGCCGGCTTGACCGGCGCAGCGTCCTTGACGTCCGCTACGGTGATATCGCCCCGCTGCGCGAGGCCTGCCCAGTAGGCATTCCAATCGACCTCGGCGCCTTCAGGTGGCAGATCACGGCCACGGGCGGGGTCGGGAATCGCGGCGGCAGGGTCTGCCGGGGTTACGTGCTTGCGCATGGCAGCCTCACGGGATCTGGTGGGTGTTGTCGTGAATCTCGGGGGTGCCGCCAGGCTGGTCGGCACGCACGGGCGGCGCAGCGGGCGACAGTTGCGACGGCTGCAGCGCCAGATCGGCGCCGGTGAATGGTTCGGCATCCAGCGGCGGCAGGGCGTCAAAGATCATCTGGCAGATCTCACGCGCCGAGGAGCCGACCGGCATCCCCTCACAGACCGTTCGCAGCGGATCCGGCAGGCGGGCGAACGGGCCGGTGGGCAAATCGAGCGCATGCCGCTCCTCGCCCTTGAGGCTCGCCGAGAAGGTCACCAGCCGGATCGCGAGTTTCTCGCCGGTCTCGTCGGTGACGAAGCGGACCGACTTCTTGCGGCTGATGCGGCGGGTGACCTGGCGCACCAGGCGGGCCTGGGCCGAATCCCCAGCGGTCAGCACCGCCACGGCCCGCTCCTCGAGCAGGTCGAGGGCAGCCTCCAGCTCGCGGTCGGTGGCCGGCGTGCCGATCCCGACCACCTCGTCCTGGTCATCGACCGCCACCGCCTTCATGGCGATCTCGATCGACAGATCCACCATGAGATCGAAGGGCAAGCCGCCGTTCTGCGAATAGGCCTCACCCTGATCATCGTCGGTGGCGACGATGAGCACGGGGACCGGCTCCTTGCGATCGAAATCCGTCAGGCGGGAGTCGAAGACGCGCTTATCGCACAGGGCTGCAATCACCGGATCGGCGGCGAGCGCCTCGACGGCCGCCAGGCGCAGGGCGGTGCGGGCCAGGGTCATGCTTGCCTCATGAGCGCGACGTAGAGCCGTCCGCCTTCAATGTCTTTCACCGATCCGACCCGGAAGCGCTCGCCAGTGTCGGCACGCTGCACATGCCAGCCCTCCTCGGGCCGCACCGGGAACGCGCTGGCGAAGGCGTCCAGGAAAGCCGGGGCCGCCATCATGGCGGGGGCGTCCTCGTCAGACTGGCCGCGCCCCTTGGTGGCGATCAGCTTGCCGTCACAGACGAAGATGCCCGTGACGACAAAGGATGGGCCGGCATCGGATGCGCGGCCATTGACGTCGCCACCCGCCTTCAGGCGCGGCGTGAACACAAACACATCGGCCAGGACCCGGTCGATGGTGACGCCCGCGACGCGCTCGAGGTGGGCGAACAGCGACGGCATGGGCTTAGACGCCCGCCTGACGCAACAACACCCTCACCGTGGCGTCACCGGAGGCCTGAGCCTGGGCGGCATAGCCGATAAAGGTGTTGGCGGTGGCTGTGGTGGTGACGTTCTTGGCCGTGTTGTCCCAGTAGAGCTTGGCGCCCTCGGTGACCGCACCGGCGGCTTTGGGCATCTCGATGACGCCGGTGGTGCGGGCCTCGAAGGCCTCGCCGGCGGACGCGCTGTGGAGCGGCACCACGAAGAGAGAGCCGATCAGCACGCCGGCGCCGGAGGCGACACCGCCGGCCGGCGCGGTCAGGGTGATGGTCTTGCCATCCTGAGTGTAGTTTTTCATGCGGGAAGCTTTCACAGGAAGCTGAAAGGGACAGGGCTGGCCCAGGCCAGCCCTGCGGTTCAGTCAGGCGGGGATCAGGAGGCCGCGCCCGGGTTGCGGTACGCGCCGCGGAAGTCGATCGCACCGCAGCCGAAGTCGTGCTCGACCGACATGCCGACGCCCTGCATGCCGAAGGGCTGGTCCATCCGCACGCGCGGCGCGGTGTAGCCTTCGAGATAGCCCCACTGAAACACCGGCATCTGCGACGGCTCCGCGTAGAGTTCCCACGCGTTGCCGGCGATCTCGGCCGAGGCAACGACCTGGAACTTGCCCGAGAACGGGTTGACGTTCGAGGCCTGCTGCGGCGTCACCGATGCCGTGATGATCTCGGCCTCGGTTTCTTTGTCCGGACCGACCAGGAGGATGCGGGGCGAGATGTTGAGCTTGGTCTTGCCGTCCAGGCTCGTCTGCTTGCGCATGGCCGCCCGGGCGGCACCGAGCGCGGCCACCGTGATCGCGGTGCCAGAGCCGGCAAGATTGCCATGATCCGCGTGAAACACCGCCTTGTTGTCGGTCTTCAGGGCCGGACCGGCACCGGAGTTCGCGTTCTTCATGGCGTAGAACGTAATCTCCTCGAAGTAGGCGACGGTGGTGCCGTAGGAGCCCATCACCTGGTCGATTGCGCCGAGATCATCGTTGATGATCATCTCGCGGGTGATGCCGAACTGCACGGCATAGGCGAGCACCTGGATCTCTTCCTTGTTCTCGCCGAAGGTGCCGTGCTTGATCTCGCCGCCCTGGCCGACCCGCTGCAGCTGCGGGAAGTCACCGGCGCGCACCACCTTATGCGGGCGGAAGTCGCGGAAGGTGCGCTGCTGCGCGATCCGGCGATAGGTCGGCTGGGCCGCTTCGTAGCGGGCCTGCAGAACCCGGTTGAGCGCGTTCTCGAAGATCGCCGGGAAGTCCGAGGTTGAGTGGAAGGCGCGGCGCAGCACCTCTTCGCGCTGGCCAATCGAACGGATCATGCCACGGTGGCCGATCGCCTCGGCAGCCATCTCGGAGATGCTGAAGTCCATAAAGCCGCGGGCGGCATCCGACACATCCGTGCGAACACCCACAGCATTGAGGATGCGAGCACCCAACGCTTCGCCGAGGGCCATGCGGCGAGTCTCGGTTTCGTCCTGGCCGCCGCGAATGCCGGAGGTGCGGGTGGCTTCAGCCTGGGACGCCATGTGGTCGAAGGCGCGCTGGCGAAACACGTCAAGGGTCGTGCCCCCCGTCACCGCAGCCTGAATGTCCTGCTCGCTCATGCCGGAGCGGCGGCCGAGGTCGGTGATGGTGGCGATGCGCTCACGTTCGGCGCGCACTGCGGCGTCGGCATCGGCCGGCGGAGCAGCGCGCTCAAGGGTGACGATTTCACCGTTCACGCGCTCCAGCTCGCGCAGCAGGTCGCTGTGCTCTTTCTCGATGCGGGCGGCATCCTCGGGGGAGGTGTCATCCTTGATCTCGGCGAGCTTTTGAGCGGCGCGGGCGGTGAGATCGTCGCGCTGGGTGCGCAACGACAGCAGCGCCGGGCTGGCCTGCACAAGCATGTCGGACAGCCAGGACGTGGCATGGCCCGACACGGGCTGCGGGCCGACCGCCGCGAAGGCATCGGGAGCAAACAGGAAGGTAGCAACGGCGGCGCATGCGATCAGCATCGCCACAATACGGACGGTCTTACCCATAGACCTAGTCTCCATGTCGAACCGGGGCGATGCGCCGATCTCCTGCGGCCCCGGCGGAGCGCAGGCGGCAAAGGATCAGACGCGCAGTGCTTGAGCCGCGCGCATGCGCATCCGGGCCGCGATGGCCTGGGTGTTGGGGTCAGGCGTCAAAGCCCGCGAGACGAAGGTGCAGGCGAAGGTGCCGCGCTCAGCGCTGCGCACCTGCGCGCTCGGATCCGCGCCAATGGTCACCGTCGAGATCTCGTACGGCTCCCAGTCGACCGCGCGGCGGATGAGCTGGTTCTTGTCATTGCGCTCCTGCTCGAACTTGTGCACCCGGTAGCCGACCGAGACGTTCTTGCGGATGCCGTCCTCAATCAGGGCGAAGGTGCGGTCAGCCTCCGGATCGATCCCGGCCTTGGGAAAGCGGATCAGGGCACGGCCCTCCGCACCGTTGAGCCAAGCACGCTCGACGACGCCCATGCCGCGCCAGTGCTCGCTCATGAACGGCGCGGCACCGCTGGTCAGACGCTCCATGCGAAGCGCGTTCGGGCTGACCACGAGCTCCTCGATCCAGGTCTCGTCGGTCCAGAAGTCTCGGCGCACGACGGGGGCGCCGGTGGTCCAGATCACCTCGAAGGTGCGGCGACCGGTGTCGAGGGACTCGACGGCGGCGTCGCGCGCCATCAACGGGATCGAGCGCTCCTCGATCCGGGCGGCAGATTCGTGCTTCATGAAACTCTCCGGATCACTCCGCCGGCGGCAGAAGGTCGGCGGGATTGGTCTGCGCCGCGCCGGTCTGGGTAGTGCGGCGCGGGTCTATGTCGAGAACGAGCTTTTGCTTGTCGAGCTCTTCCAGGAACGCGGCCATGTCCGCCACCACCTTGCGCCAGTCGCGGCCCCAGGCGGCGATGAACTCCTGCGGCGACAGGCGCCCGGCCCGCACGGCCATGATGTCCGCCTCCAGATCCTTCTTCGGATCAATCGGCTCGACCGCCGGCATGACGTAGTCCCAGCGGTAACCCTCGCGGCGCTCCCGCAGTTTGCCGGCCATCACGGCCACGTCAGTGAAGCGTGTTGTAGTCGGCCTCATCAGCCTGGGCTTCACCACGTGCCACTGCAGCTGTTCGACGAGGCGGCGGAACTCGATCTTGCCGGCGCGCAAGGACGAATAGTTTGCCTGGCGCAGGTCGCCGGTGAGCTGGTCATAGGTGATGCCTGCCCCCGCCGCTGCCGCCATGAGCGCCATCAGCATGGCGGCCTCGAACTGGCCTGTGCCCGACGGATTGGCGAAGACGATGTCCTCGTCATGATCGAGATAGTTCACCGATCCGGGCCGCAGCTCCTCAATGCGGGTGCGGCCGGATTGCTGGACCTGATTGCCCAGCGTGCGCTGCCCGCCATTCGATTTGACGAAGGCCGCAAAGCTGGCCTCGGTGCGGCTCTTGACGACGATCGCGTCCATCAGATCGGCGATGTCGCGGCTCGATTGCAGGATCGGCGCAAACACCGGCACGCCGCGCACCTGCCCGAAGCGCAGAGGGCGGAACAGGTGAATCACATCCGTGCGCGGCGTGAACACCGACTGCGTGGACGCTGTCGGGATAGTCATCTCGCCGGGATGGTCCGGAAACAGCCAATAGCCCGTGCGGGCATCCCACTCGCCCAGGCCCACGCCCAGGCGGGTGCGCCGGTTGTCCACCATGCCCTCGCGGGCGGTGTCGATGTGATCACCTTCGAGGCCCTGCAGGGCCAGCGGCACGGCTCGCCCCTCATCAAGCCGGCGTGGGATGAACCGCAGCAGAGATTCGCCGCCTTCCAGCATGCTGCGCAGCGCGAGCGCCTGCAGCGCCGGAAAATCAGCCTCGCCGGCGATATCGGCCTGATCGCTCCACTCCTCGAACAGCAGGGCAACCTGCCGATCGATCCGGTCGGAGCCGTTGTCCGGCACCGCCATGATGCCGGTACCGATCACATGCGAGACCAGCACGTCGAGAATGCGCTGACCAATCCAGGTGTTGCGGGCGAGATCGCGCGAGCGATCCCGCAAGCGCGAGAGACTCGGTCCGATCGCCGTGTTGGCGGAGCCGCCCTTGTTGCCGAAGGATGCGCCACGACGGCCGACCCGGGCACCGTCATAGGCGCGACCGATCGTTTCGATCGCATGGGCGCGCGCCAGCGCCGCCTTGGGGGCCACCCAGGCGAGAGCTTTGAGGATTGTGGACATCGCTACTCTCGACTGTGCTGCACGTAGCCGACCAGCTCACGCTGCTGCCCGGCGGCTTCCTGCTCCATGCGGGCGAGGGTGTCCCACATTTCCTTGAGCGAGCGGAACTCGGTTTCGCGTCCGTCCGCATAGCGGACCTTGCGCGCGCCCGTGGAGATCGCCTCCTTGAGCCGGTCGATGTCCGCTTGCGTCCAGGCCATGGTTTAGCCCCTCGAAAACCAGTCTTGCGTGCGATCGCCGAACCACGAGGATTCAGCCGGTGGCGAAGCCTCCGCCTGGGGGGCGGGCTCCGGTTCAGGGGCGCCGGACGCCTCTTGCTCAGTCGATGCGCTCTGCGCTGGCGTGAAGAGGTCGACCTTCAACAGTTCGTCCGGCAATCCGCGCGCTCTCGCGAGCGCAGCCCAGTCCTCGTCCGTCATGGTTGACAGGCCGAGGTATTCGGCGAGCGCCAGATTGTAGATCCGGCAATCGAGGAAATGGTTGTCCGGCCGCAACGGCACCCAGCGCCGCCCGGTGACCCGGCCCTTGACGACGATGTCTTCGAGCGTCTCGGCGGTGAGCTGCTTGAAGTATTCGTCGTCGAGCCACATGCCGAAATGGCAGTAGCCGTCGGGATCGGTCAGCTTGCCCGAGCGCACGCCCTGCTTATGCAGATCGGCGTAGAAGCCGCCCTTGAGCGGCCATGTGCCGATGCCCCACTTCTTGGCACCGCTCTTGATCTTGCGACCGGCGAGATCGATGTCCTGCAACACCGGTGTTCCGATGGCAGGCTTGCCCCAGCCCTCATCGCCCTTGAGCGCGAGGATGAGATCGCGACCGGTGTCCGGATGCGGGCGCTGGTGATTGCGCACCCACGAGTAGACCACGTGCGTGCGGAAGCCGGAATCGATACCGAGCGCGTCGATGGTGCGCTGGCGCCCGAACGCATCCGGGAAGGTGCGATCGAGCGTTTCCTTCTTGAGCTTCGCGAAGGCGTCGCCGTCCGGGCTCGACGTGTCGCCGTCGAGATAGAGCGCCTCGACCGTCCAGGTCTCGCGGTTGGGGGCCACGGCGATGATTTCGAGCCAGATGCCGCGCATCTGCACGTCGGCCGAGGCAACCAGGATCAGCCCGCGCGCCGGCACGTGGCCGCGCCTGAGGCCGTCCTCGCGCCGCTCCATCAGCTTGACGTGATCCGGGGCGTCGCCGCGGAACTTGAACGGCAGGCCCAGCGTCAGGTTGTAGTAATCCTTCTTGTCCTTTTCGGACTTCTGCGCCCGGATCCAGTCCTCGGCGATGGCCTCATAGGACATCATCTTCGAGATGAAGGCGTCGATGTGAAACCCCGGATGCCGGTCCGGCTCATCGAGCATCGGCACCCAGGTGCCATTAGTCACCGCGATGACCCGCTCGGGCTCGCTGATGTGATGGCCGCAATGGGGGCACTTGTGGGTGCTCTTGTGCGGGTGCTTCTCGTCGAAGACCATGCGCTCGTGCGACTGCACCAGCAGGCGGTGGCACTCCGGACAGGCGATGTTCCAGAAGCGCTGATCGGAGCGCTTGAACGAGCGGTCGATGCGGCAATGGCCTGGCATCTCGCCGAGCTCGTCGCCGGTGTCGACCTCAGGCGTCGAGATCTCCAGGATCTTGTAGCCCTTGGTGCGCCGGAACGCGGTGAAGCGCCCGAAGAACAGGGTTTCGGGATCGCCGAAGCCCGGAATGTCCTGCCACTTCGACAGCTCGTCCTTGACGCCCTTCTTCGCCGTCTTGGACGAGAGGTCCATGACGGTGTTGGCGTTGGCGAGCCAGAGGCGGCCGCCCGGGAAAATCTTTTCATACGTCGTCGAGCCCGAGCCGGAGCGCGAGGTCTGCGGCACGATCACCTGCCGGCCCGTACGCTTCTGCCAGGCATCGATCAGCGGCTGCAGCTTGCCGCTGTTGAGATCGCGCAGCGCGTCGATTCCCGGCACGCCATAGAGCGTGTTGCCCGGCTCGCGGTCGGCGATGTAGAGCGTCCAGCCGAGCGCCAGGATCGACGCGCCGGTCTGCTGCGACTTGCGCACCGTGACCAGATTGCACGGATGATCCTCCGACAGGCAGTCGGCGATCTCGACGAGATAAGGCGCGCCCTCCGGAGCCCAGAGTTCGCCGGCCATCGGCCCGTCGACGAGCACGATGTTTTCCGCCATCCACTCGGAGAGCGGCATCGAACGCGGCGGGCGGATGGCCTCAGCCAACACACTGGCGACCAGGCGCAGGGCATTGGGATGTCCGCTCATGCTCAGGAATCCGTCGGCGAGGGCTCATCGGCGGGAGCCGCCGCTGCGATGTCGGTCAGCGCCTGGGCCACGTCCTGGCGCATGCGCACGGCGATCTGTTTCAGGGCCACCCGCATGCCGTGCACGCCCTCGCGGGCAAACGCCGCCGCGAGCTCGTCGGCGGCGTTGGGCAGGCGATCCATCGTACGCACGATGTCTTCCCCGGCCCGTGCAAGAGCATCCTGCAGGCGATCCGCCCGCACGAGCTGCTTCTTGATCTCGGCCAGCTCCAGTCGGCGCTTTTCCGCCTCGTGCCAGGTCTTCTGGCGCAGGGCCTCGTCGTAGCTCTCCGATGCCGGGAGGGTCGCTTCGGGCTGGCGCGGGGCCTGAGCCTTGGACGGGTCGCCGAAGCGCCCGCGCAGATGATCGTATTCGGCGACGTTCACCGCCGCGATCCGGTTCTGGCCGTCGCGCTCGACCGACAGGCCGTGGCGCTCGACCAGCTCCTTGACCTTCTTCGACACCGCCTGCTTCGAGACGCCGTCCCGGGCCGCGATCTGGGACACCGCCCACATGACGGTGCGCGGTGCAGTGCCGGCGGCAGCGTCGGAAACGCGCCCCGCGTCAACCGCCGTTGTCGCCGTCGTCAACATCGTCAACCCTGATTTTGAAACTGGTTTACTGGCAAAATCTCGGGCCACTACGTGCCCGCATGGGACCGGCCCCGGGGAAGGACCCGCGCCCCATCGGGGGTGTCAGGGTGGGGGTGGCCGGGGTGCCGGTCAGACCGGCAGGATGCGGTAGAGTTCGTGCTCCAGGCGCGCCGGGAGGCTGGCCTGGACCGTGCCCATGAAGGCGGCCTCGGTCGCGCCGGTCACCATCTCCTGAGGGATGAAGAGGCCCGACCTCTGCTTCTCGAAGGCGTCCATGCCGGTCGACGTGGTGCCGCCGGTCCGCTTGAACACGTGGCCGCGCCAGTTGGCCTTCTCCACACGCCTGGGCCACCAGCCCGCGCGCTTGAAGGTGCCCGGAAAGATCTGCCGCCGGTTCCACGGCGCCGCGCTCACGCCCTTGCGGGTTTCGCGCGCGCCGAAGTGTTTCAGGCTGATGTTACCGCCGCGGGTGCGCAGCATGTAGACCGGCGAGGTGTAGTTCGCCCGCGTGACCTTCAGCGCCTTGATGATCACCCGGCGCTTCAATCCCGTCTGGGCCGTCAGCGACCGGATTACCTGGGTGCGGACCTTGTCGCCGGTGTGGTTGATGGCGCGTCGGATGGCATGCGGAGCCTTGTCGCCCGCCGCCGCCAGGGCATTGGCGAGCCGGGAGACGTCGACCATGTCGAGCTTGATCTCGATCACATGACACCCTCCAAAGCAAAAGCCCCGGCAATGGGCCGGGGCTTTTCTGAACCTGATTTAGTATGACCAGCATAGCGTCAAGGGGGCATCTGTCAAACAGCCAAATTTCTTCGCCGTTTCAGGAGCTTATCGTGTTCTGCCTCACTGATGGGGCCAACGTCGAACACGCGCTGCGCAGCTTTTTGCGAGAGCCAAGGGGTCTGTTCCGCACGCGGGCCAGTCACGGCGAAGAGTTCAAGCCCATCACGCAGCGTGATGGCCAGTGCCTCCAGTGATGTGCGCCACACATGGTATTTCGCCCGCTCGACGCTCACCTCCATTGCCGATACCTCAGCAGCGTCGTGATCCGGCACAAGGCGGCCCATCGCATCGCGTCGCATGGGCTGGCCCGGCTGCCAGCCGAGATAACAGTCAGGCCGCGTGCCCGCCTTGGCATGGACAACGAGCAGTGCAGTGGTGATGGCGGGTTCCACCGAACGCACGAAACCGTCCGGGCGGCGCACCTCATAACCGCGCGCCGTCTTGCGGATCTCGAAACCGCCCGCCGCTTCCTCCGCCTTGTCCCAGATGCGCACATCGTCACCGTCCGTCTCGATGAACATGTCGCCGAGATCGAGCACCGCCGCATGGATGCGGTTGGCGTCCTCCCACGGCTTCGACAGGCCCTCGGAGTTCGTCCCGGTCGAATGCACGATGATCCCCAGCTCGGCGAGCATCTTCAGCGCCCCGAAGCCCGCCGCATAGGACATCGGCTCCCATTCCCGCTCTGGTGCAAGATCCGTCGTGCGGTCGATACACATGTCCCGATAGGCCCAGGTGAGCAGATCCTCGATATCGATGCGCGCTTTTTCCAT